AACACCTACAACATCTTATCCAACAACTCCTGCAGAACAATTCCGTTGTGTACTAACTAATGCTGCAGCAACTACAGTTACATCAAATTCTGCTACCTTAACTGTTAACGAATCAGAGTTTGTATCTGCACCTGCATCTGTAACTCCATTTATTGATACTGATACTAGCAAAACTCTTTCTAGACAACCTGTTATTACCACTTCAGCATATGTTTCTGAGTATGCAGGATCAACTCATTTCTCTACTTTCTGGAGAATAAGAAGAGTTGTGGACAACGTGACTGTGTATGATACAACTAACACATTTGTAAATGGTGATACTGGTAATTTAACAACCTTTACTGTACCAAGTGGTACTCTAGAATTTGATAAAACATATTCTGTGCAAGTTAAGTTTAGGGATAACAATGGACTAGAAAGTGCATTTACATCGGCAGTAAGTTTCTCTACCCCACTTGTTGACCAACCAGATATTCAAACAATAACACCTGCATTTAACCCAACAATTGTTGTTGATCCTATTGCAATGAAGAGTGGATATCAGCATTCATCTAGTGATTGGCAGTTCTCACCTGCAAATACATTTGCAACTATTGTTCACCAGTCTCTAGGTAACTCAACAAACTTGACACAATATATACTGCCAAGTGCTGTTAACCTTAGTGCTAACACTACATATTATGTAAGAATTAGATTCAACGTTAATCCTACCTAACATGGCTAAAGCTTCAACAAGGCAAGGACTTATAGATTATGCACTACGTCAAAACGGTGCTCCTGTCCTTGAAATAAACATAGAAGATGATCAGATAGATGATCTTATAGATGATGCTATTCAATTTTATAATGAGAGAAATAGTGATGGATACATCAGAACCCACGTAAAAATTAAGTGGAGTGAAGCCATGCGTGAAAACATGGTTACTGATACTACTACGACTATTGCAGCTGCTACCTCTAATGCTCTTGCTGTTGATTATTCAGAACAGAATAATTATGTAAAGATGCCTGAGTATGTCACTAGTGTTATTAAGGTATTCCCATTTGTATCTAAGAACGTAACTAACTTATTTGATGTTAGATATCAGTGGAGATTAAATGATCTTTGGGATCTAACTAACACAGAAATATTGACCTATGAGATGGTCAACCGCAGATTGGAAGACATATATTTCTTATTGGAAGGGCAAAAACAAACAAGATTTCAGTTAAGAGGAAACAAACTCTACTTAGATCTAGACTGGAAAACAGATGTCAATACCGATGACTTCTTAGTTCTAGAGTGTTATCGTGCTGTAGATCCTACTGCAGACACAGCAGTATATAATGATCTTTGGATGAAGAGATATGTAACTGCACTAATCAAAAGACAGTGGGGAGCAAACTTAATTAAATTCCAAGGAGCACAGTTGCCTGGTGGAATTACTATGAACGGTGAGTTTATATACAACGAAGGTAAAGAAATGGTACAAAAACTAGAAGACGAAATGTTGACGGTTTATGAAACCATGCCTATGGATATGATTGGCTAATGTCTAGGAACACTTACTTTACACATGGTACTAGGAACGAGCAGTTCCTATTACAGAATCTAGTAGAAGAGCATCTCAAAATGTTTGGGATGGATATAATTTATTGCCCTAGAGAAATTATACAAAAGGATGGTGTGTTTAATGAGGAAGTTATTGGTGAGTTTAATGATGGATATATTATAGAAGCATACCTAGAAAACCCTGATGGGTTCCAAGGTGCAGGTGATTTACTTACCAAGTTTGGTGTAGCACAGGCAGATGAAATAACTATGGTTATCTCTGCTCAGAGATTTTCAGATCTTATATCTCAATTCCTACTATTAGATAAAGATTATCAAGCACCTGAAAGACCTCAAGAAGGTGATCTAATATATTTTCCATTAACAAGTAATTACTTTGAGATAAAGTTTGTAGAGCATGAAGAACCATTCTACCAGTTAGGTAAAGGTTATGTTTATAAACTGAAAGCAGAACTATTCGAGTACAGTGACGAGCAAGGAGATATATTTGATAGTGATGAGGAACTCGTGGATTACGGTTACACTATCAAGCATTACTATCTACCTATCAATGGTACTACTGCTGAGGGAAATGCTACATTACTAAGTGGAGCAATAGATCAAATTTATATTAGTAATAATGGTAGTAAGTATAATGAAGCACCCACAATTACTATTGGTGGAGATGGAACGGATGCAGCGGCTACTGCATATCTTGCCAACGTAACTTTAAGTGGTGGATCTCCAACATCATCTGCTATTATTAGAGCAACAGTTAAAGAGGGTGAGATTAGATCTGTACAAATTGTAGATGGTGGGGCAAACTATGATGAGGACAGAGTATCTCTTGTTGTTAGTGCTCCTGATAGTCCTGGTAGATACGCAACGTTAACTCCTACTTTTACTAATGGAACATTGACTGCAATTAATATTGTAAACGGTGGTTCTGGATATAAGAGTGTAAAGATAGTTGATGTTACTAATGGAGGTTCTGGATATACAACTACGACAGTAACATTCTCTTCTGCACCAGCTGGAATCACAGGAGCATTCACAGTTCCTGAGACAGTTACTGGTAGTACTACTGGCACTACTGCTAACATGGTACAGTGGGATGCACAGGAAGGTTGGGTCAAACTGAAGTCTCCAACTGGATCATTTGCAATAGGTGAATCAATGGTTGGTTCAGAGTCTGGGGCTACAATTATGATAGATAGTTATGATGAGCAAGCAACTGCTGATCCTAAATACTCTGAAGCTGTCACTTTTGAGACACTTGCTGATGACATTTTAGACTTCAGTGAAACAAACCCATTCGGAATAGCAGGTAACTTATAATGTTAGGTGCATACACATACAACAAAATTATTAGAAAGTGCGTCATAGGATTTGGAACACTCTTCAATAATATAGAATGTAGAAAAGAAAACAAAGACGGATCAGTATATAGTAGGATGAAAGTTCCTCTAGCATATGGTCCTCGACAGAAATTTTTAGCAAGACTAGAACAACAGGCAGATCTTAACCAGAAGGTTGCAATAACAGTTCCCCGTTTATCTTTTGAGATGACAGGTATCTCTTATGATGGATCTCGCAAATTAAGTCCTATAACATTACAGCTAAAGACAGATACTAATAACGCAGTTAAAAAACAATACACTCCCGTTCCATATAATATTGATTTTGAATTAAATGTAATTTCAAAAACAAATGATGAGACATTAGAAATCCTAGAACAGATAGTACCTGTCTTCCAACCATCGTATCAGATGACAATTAAGTTAGTTGATGCTATGGCAGACTATAGAGATATACCTATTATATTGAATAGTATATCCTATAGTGATGACTACGAAGGAACATTTGATGACAGGAAAATTACTCTTGTCACCATGACCTTCACCTGTAAAACATACATCTTTGGTCCTGTTGGAACTGCTGGTCCCATCAAGAAAGCAAAGGTCGATATGTATACAGATATGCCTAATGCTGCAACTACAAGACAAGTTGCTTATCAGGTTGAACCAAAGGCACTTACCGACAAAAACAAAGATGGTACTACAGAACTTGCAGGTGCTATAACCTCAAGAAACCTATCCATTGAAGTTGCAGACTACAGCAACATTCCTACTCAATCTTATATTGAGATTGGTAATGAAGTAATGTATGTCAAGAGTAAAACTTCTCCAAACAAACTCTCTGTTAGGAGAGCACAGAATGGAACCACTGCTGCAGCTGCAACTGCAGGTACACCTATTGATCTAATAGATGCTGCCGATGATGCATTGCTAACTAGTGGTGATGACTTTGGATTCTCGGAGACTACTTCTTATTATGAGTGATGAACTAGATAAAGCATTTGATATTGTAGAAACAGTATCAGATGTAACACCCCAACCAGAGGTTTCTAAACCTCCGAAGAAGGTGGATGGAAAAGACGAGGTACAAGATGACTATGAATATGCCCGATCAAACCTTTACCTATTGGTGGATAAGGGACAAGAAGCTGTCAACGGTGCTCTTGATTTGGCTATGTCTTCTGATCACCCTAGAGCATATGAAGTTGCTGGACAACTCATCAAGCACGTAGGTGATGTAGCAGACAAACTTATGGCACTACAGAAGGACAAGAAAAATGTCAAAGAAGAGAGTGCTAAGAAGGTGGTAACTAACAACTCATTATTTGTTGGTAGTACTGCTGATCTTCAGAAGATGCTAAAAGATGCATCGAAGAAGAACGATAAATAAACAAGTAAAGGACTAATTAAACTCATGGTTATTCATGTACTAGCCGCTGAAGGAGATCTTACATCCGCAAGTAATGTTGGTAATGCAACTCTAGTTCGTTTATATAACGGACATAGTGCAGTATCAGTAATTACAAGAAAGGATTCAGGTGGTACTACTATTGGATCTTTTACAGTTACCGTAGGTGCTGTGGAAGTTGTTCAAAAAGATGCTACCGACACACTCGAAGGATCAGCTGGTGGATCAGCTATTAAAGTTGCAAAGATAGGTTATACTAGATGACAACTAGGATCCCTACAATGTATGGAAGGTACTATGTTCTCACATGCGTATGGCGTGGTAGAGAATTTGATATCACTGTCTTTAGATCTAAGTTACAAAAACTTCAAAGACCTCAAGCACAGCGTATCGCTCAGAGTATCTACCCTAACAGTAAGGTGATCAAGTTTCATGAATCTGATCCTACTGACGGACCTGTTGTATTAGCAACAGAATCTTTAAGACAAGCAAAGATGAATATCGGTAGAGATCCCGATAAGAAAACTTGTTGGAAAGGATACAAGGCAAAAGGAACTAAGATGAAGGGTGGTAAGTCAGTACCAAACTGTGTCAAAGAAGAAGACATTGAAGAAGGTCTAAAGCAAGCACGTAAAAACGTGGGAGCATCTACTTGTTGGGCTGGTTACAAAGCAAAAGGAACTAAGAAAAAAGGTGGTAAGACTGTTCCTAACTGTGTCAAAGAACTTGCTGATTTTATGGATGAAGCAAAGAAAGGTTCTAAAAAGAAAAAACCCCAAGTGAATGGTGAAGACAACCATGATGCAGGCAACTTACCACCTGCAGTTAATGGTGGTGCAGTTGGAGAAAGTAAAGAGATCTGTAAAGAAGGTCAATACTTCTGCAACGATGACCAGAAATGTAAACCTATTCCTAAGGGAGCAAAGGTGAACAAGGATGGTATCCTAGAAGGTGCTGCTTGGACAAAAAAATCAGGGAAGAAAGAATCTGGTGGACTAAACGAGAAAGGTCGTAAGTCATACGAGAGAGAAAATCCTGGTTCTGATTTGAAAGCACCATCTAAAAAGAAAGGTAACAAGCGAAGAGCAAGTTTCTGTGCTAGAATGAAAGGCATGAAGAAGAAACTTACTTCTAAGAAGACTGCATCTGATCCAGATAGCAGAATAAATAAATCTCTAAGAGCGTGGAACTGCTAATCATGAAAACTAGAATCGACGAATTACAATCTGAACTCCGTGTAGTAGAGGCATTTCGAGATGTTGGGCGTGCCCAAGTCTTGAAATCCATGCTACAATACGAACTAAAGAAGGAGGAGTTCAGTCATGAGCGAGGTACCAGAGGATCGTTTAGATCTTGATTGGATTGATTACGAAGGAGTAATCGGTTACGATCAAATTGAAAAACAATTTACGCTTCAGATAAATCATCATCTATATTGGTTTGATACCAAACAGGAAGCGGAGAAATATTTAGTGTCACATGCCGACTAATACAACAGATTTTTACTTAGGCAATCCCAACCTTAAAAAAGTTGGTGCTGAAATACAATTTACCAAAGAACAGATATCCGAATACCTTAAGTGTAAAGAGGATCCTGTTTACTTTGCTATGAATTATATCAAGATTATATCTCTTGATGAAGGTATTGTGCCATTTAAAATGTGGGACTTTCAACAGGAGTTGATTGAGAAGTTTCATAAACATAGATTTAATATAGCAAAACTACCTCGGCAGACTGGTAAGTCCACTACGTGTGTTTCTTATCTACTTCACTATGTCTTGTTTAATGACAATGTGAACGTTGGTATTCTTGCAAACAAATTATCCACAGCTAGGGATTTGCTTGGAAGATTACAACTTGCTTATGAACAGCTGCCCATGTGGATGCAGCAAGGTATCATAACATATAACAAAGGATCAATGGAGTTAGAAAATGGATCTAAAATCTTGGCTGCGTCTACCTCTGCTAGTGCAGTCCGAGGTATGTCTTTCAACATTATTTTTCTGGATGAGTTTGCCTTTATACCTAATCATATTGCCGAGCAATTCTTTAGTTCTGTATATCCTACTATCACTTCAGGTACCAAAACAAAAGTCATAATCATTAGTACCCCTAATGGTATGAATCATTTCTATAAGTTATGGGTTGATGCTCAGAAGAATAGAAATGGATATGCATGGTCAGAGGTTCACTGGTCAAAAGTACCAGGCAGAGATGCCCAATGGAAAGAAACAACTATTGCGAACACATCAGTTAGACAGTTTACCCAAGAGTTTGACTGTGAGTTCCTAGGATCTGTTGATACATTGATAGCAGCATCTAAGTTAAGAACGCTGACCTATGATGATGTAATGACCACCAATGCAGGTCTTGATGTATATGAAAACCCAGTAGATAATAATGACTATATTATATGCTGTGATGTATCACGTGGATTAGCACAGGATTACTCTGCCTTTGTGGTTATCAATATTTCTAAAGCACCGTGGAGATTAGTGGCAAAATATAGGAGTAATGAAATTAGACCTATGCTATTCCCGAACGTTATCTACAACGTAGCAAGCAATTATAATAAAGCACACGTATTAATAGAGGTAAATGATATAGGAGAAGCAGTTGCTTCAAGTTTATTCTATGACGTAGAGTATGAAAACGTACTGATGTGTGCAATGAGAGGTCGTGCAGGTCAAGTAGTAGGACAAGGTTTCTCAGGTAACAAGACACAGATGGGTGTCAAGATGAGTAAAACTGTCAAAGCACAAGGATGCTCTAACCTCAAGACACTAATAGAAGATGATAAACTCATTGTTAAGGATTACAACATAGTATCTGAACTAACTACCTTCATCCAGAATAAACAATCCTTTGAAGCCGATGAAGGATATCATGATGATCTGGTTATGTGTCTGGTTATATTTTCATGGTTGGTACAACAAGAATACTTTAAAGAGATGACGGATCAGGATATTCGTCGTAGAATATATGAAGAACAGAAGAATCAAATAGAACAGGACATGGCACCATTTGGTTTTATAGACGATGGATTGGAAGATGAGATGATCAAAGACAGCGATGGAAATGTCTGGACTATTGATATGAATAGTAAAGAATATACTTTAGATGAGTATGGAGATAGAAACTTTATGTGGGAGTATCGCTGAAGAAGCTCCAATTTCTAAATAACTATAGACAAAAATTGATTTATCATCAGGAGTACACGCATGGCTAGCACGCTTCTATCGCCAGGAGTTGAGATTCAGGAAAGAGATCTAACCCTTGGTTCGATTGAGACGGTTGAAGTAAACGTTGGAGCAATAGCAGGACCATTTACAAAAGGACCTGTTCTCACACCAGTTCGCATATCATCCGAAGCTCAACTAATTGACATCTTTGGAGAACCATCTGAAGCAAATGCAGAGACATGGTGGACTGCATCAAGTTTCCTATCATATGGTGGAGTACTTGACGTAGTAAGAGCATCAACATCTGGTCAGTTAACAGCATCTGACGATGCAGTAACTTCTCCATATACTCTTTCTATAGCAACTAAAGAAATATACGAAGAAACATACTTCTCAGCAGCAGCGAACCCATTTAAGTGGGCTTCAAGAGATGTAGGATCTATGTCAAACTCAATTAAGGTTGCAGTTATCGACAAAGGAGCAGACGTTCAGTTAACATTAGACGGTTCCCTAGCAGTATCAGCAGTTGGAACACAAGTTCAGAACACAGCTTCTACAAAGAGTGGATACATCTATGCGTGGGATGCTACCACTAATACAGTTTCAATAATTACTTCTGATACTTGGGACACTAGTGACGTTGTAGAAAATGGTGTTACTGATAGAAATATCTCAGCAGTTGCTGACTGGTATGATAATCAAACAGTCTTTACTGGACTACCTTGGTCATCAATCGGTCCTCGTCCTGGAACTTCACCTTATGTTTCTGCTCGTGGTGGTGCTAATGATGAAATGCACGTTGTGGTATATGATTCAACTGGTGGAATTACTGGAGTACCAAACACTTTACTTGAGAAACACACATATGTGTCTAAAGCAAATAATGCTAAAACTTCACAAGGTGCAGGTAATTACTATCCTTCAGTAGTTCTTGAGAAATCAAGTTACGTATACTGGGGTTCACATGAAACTGCAGTATATGATGTAAGTGCTAACCAAGCAGCTAATGGTGGTAACATTGCAGGTACCAATAACGCAGGTTCAGATAGCACAACAACATTTGATTTATTTGGATCACCTAAGACTTACACTTTCCAAAAAGGTGCTGAGTCTGGTAGTGCAACATCAGGGGAAATCATTTCAGCACTTCAAGAGTTTGCTGATAGTGAAACAGTCCAGATTGATTACGTCATTATGGGTCCTGGAGATGCTGCAAGTAAATCCAATACACAGGCAATTGCTGCCAAAGTATTGCAGATTGCCGATAGCAGAAAAGATTGCGTCGGTTTCCTTTCTCCATTCAGAGGAGATGTTGTTGGAGTAACAAACTCTACAACACAAACAACAAACGTAACAAGTTTCTATGCTAACCTTCAATCCACATCATTCGGTGTGTTTGATAATACATGGAAATATATTTACGATAGGTTTGCTGATAAGTACAGATACATTCCATGTAACGGAGACGTTGCAGGACTATGTGCTGAAACTACTGCAAACGGATTACCTTGGTTCTCACCTGCAGGTTTAAATCGTGGTTCACTTAAGAACGCTGTTAAACTAGCATACTCACCAACCAAGGCAGAAAGAGATTCATTATATCAGAAGAGAATCAATCCAATCACCAGTCTACCTGGTCAAGGCATTGTTCTTTTCGGTGACAAAACAGCTCTCGCTTCACCATCTGCATTTGATCGCATCAATGTTCGTCGTCTTTTCAATGTGATAGAGAAGACAATCGGCAACGCTGCGAAGGGAGTACTTTTTGAACTCAATGACGAATTCACAAGAAACAACTTTAAGAATGTTGTTGAACCATACCTCAGAGGTGTACAAGCCGAAAGAGGTCTCACAGACTTCTTGGTTATATGTGATGACACCAATAATACAGGTGATGTCATTGACGCTAACGAATTTAAGGCAGATTTCTTTATCAAGCCTTCACGTTCGATCAACTTTATCACACTGACTTTCATAGCAACACGTACTGGCGTTAGCTTTGAGGAAGTCGTCCCTCGCAGATAATTAACGGAGCAATTTAACAATGGCAAGCCCACTAGGTATTTTAGAATTTCAGAAAGCAATTAGAGGAGGTGTACGTCCTAACCTTTTTAAGGTAGAACACGCATGGCCTTCTGCTGACACTGGATTAACTTCACCAACCATTTCAGGAGCAACTGCTTCTGGTGCTGAAGTTACATACATGTGTAAGTCTGCTGCATTGCCAGCAACTAATGTAGGTACAGTTGAACTACCATTTAGAGGACGTGTTATCAAAGTTCCTGGAGACAGAACTTATGAAACATGGACTGGTACATTCTATATGGATGACGCATTTGCACTAAGAAGTGCTTATGAAAAATGGATCGAACTAACTAACGCAGTTGACAAAAACACTGCATCAACTGACATAGTTGATATATTTGAAGACATCAAAATCACACAACTTGATAAGTTTGGTGGTAAAGGTAAAGCTGATGGTAAGTTGAAAGAACTACGTGTATACAAATTAGTAGCTGCATTCCCAGTTTCAGTGTCACAGGTATCTCTAGCATATGACAACAACGATTCATACGAAGAGTTTGATGTTGAGTTTGCTTATCAGTACCATACTTCTGAAGGAGGAGATGGTGGCAACAACACAGTTGATAGTCCTGGAACCACTGGCTAAAAGCATCCTAAATAGTAAGGTAAAGAAACCAAAATATTATGGCAGAGTTATTCGGTTTCTCGTTTAAGAAGAAAGCGGTCAAGGAGCGTGCCCCGTCTCCTGTCCAACCTTCTAGCGAGGACGGAGCTACTAGTTATATTGCAGGAGGTTACTATGGTCAGTATCTTGATCTAGACGGTAACTTCAAGACTGAATATGACATGGTGAAAAAGTATCGAGAAATGGCGATGCATCCAGAAGTGGATTCCGCTATTGAAGATATTTTACATGAAGCTATTGTTGCTGATCAGAACGATAGTCCTATAGAAGTTAACCTTGATAACCTTGAGGTTAGTGAAAGTGTCAAGGTAATGATCCGAGACGAGTTTGAATATATAAAAAATTTATTTGGATTTGATTCTAAAGCCCATGAGATGTTCCGCAGATGGTACATTGATGGGCGTTTGTATTATCATAAAGTAATTGATTTAGATAATCCAGCAGACGGAATTAAAGAAGTAAGATATATTGATCCATCAAAGATTAAGAAAGTAAGGCAGATAACTAAACCCAAAACTGCAGATGAATTTATGAAGTACGACTTCGGATCTTCCGCAGAATACTTCGTATACAATCCAAAGGGATTGAACAACACTTCAGCAAATAGTGGTATAAAAATAGCGAAAGATGCTATCACTTATGTGACAAGTGGTATAATGGACACCAATAGAAATATTGTTTTGTCTTATTTGCACAAAGGAATTAAAGTACTCAATCAACTTAGAATGATCGAGGACAGTCTAGTTATATACAGAATATCACGTGCACCAGAGAGAAGAATATTTTATATTGACGTAGGTAATCTACCAAAAGTTAAGGCAGAACAATACTTACGTGAAGTTATGGGAAGATATCGTAACAAATTAGTATACGATGCTGCCACTGGAGAGATCAGAGACGACAGAAAATACATGTCAATGATGGAAGATTTCTGGTTACCACGTAGAGAAGGGGGTAGAGGTACTGAAATTACTACATTACCAGGTGGTCAGAACCTTGGAGAGCTTACAGACGTGCAATATTTCCAAACAAAACTTTACAAAGCGTTAAATGTTCCAGCTGGTAGACTAGATTCTTCCACCTCATTTAACCTTGGTAGGTCATCTGAGATCACTAGAGATGAATTAAAGTTCACTAAGTTTGTGGGTAAACTCCGCAAGAAGTTTGGTGATCT